CAGCGATTATGACCGCGAGAAGCTTCAGGAACGTCTTGCCAAGCTCGCTGGCGGCGTCGCCGTGATCAAGGTCGGCGGTGCCACCGAGGTCGAGGTGAAGGAGCGTAAGGATCGCGTCGACGACGCCCTCCACGCCACCCGCGCCGCGGTCGAGGAAGGTATCGTCCCTGGTGGCGGCACCGCTCTGATTTATGCGACCAAGGCGCTCGAAGGCGTCACCGGTGCGAACGAGGACCAGACTCGCGGCGTCGACATCGTTCGCCGCGCCTTGCAGGCCCCCGTGCGTCAGATCGCCGAGAACGCCGGCTTTGACGGCGCGGTGATCGCGGGCAAGCTGCTCGATCAGTCGGATGAAGCCATCGGCTTCAACGCCGCGACCGACGTTTACGAGAACCTGGCGGCGGCCGGCGTCATCGACCCGACCAAGGTCGTCCGCACCGCCCTTCAGAACGCGGCCTCGGTCGCCGGCCTGCTGATCACCACCGAAGCGGCGGTCAGTGAACGGCCCGACGACAAGCCCGCCATGCCCCCGATGCCGGGCGGCGGGATGGGCGGCATGGACTTCTAAGTCCACCGAACCGACCTCTCGAATAGGGGCGGGGGAGCTTTTCCCCGCCCCTATTTTTATGTCAGCGGGACAGGATCTGCGACGAAACGTCTTGCATATGCGACTGCTCGCAGCCAGAAGTCGGTTCGTCGCTGGAACATTTTCTCGGGAATCCCCGATGGTTAAGCAGTTACCAATGTTCCAAGGTTTAGGGTGGGTCCTGTGATTACGGGGTCGAGCAGAAAAGTTTTCGGCGTGCTGATCGCTGCGCTGGTCTGGGCGGGGTCCACCGCGACGCCGCTGTCCCCGGCTCGCGCGAACGATCACGAAGAGTTCGAAACTGACTTCGACAGCACCTTCGGCACGCAACCGCGCATACCGCAGCTCGTCCAGCGCGCGCCGGTGTATCAGTTCCAGCCCGTCGAACAGATCTACAAGGGACCGCTCGAAGCGAGCCTCGGCGCCGTTGCCGGAGCAGACCGTGGTCGTATCGGCGTGGCGGCGATGGACCTGTCGTCCGGCCAGACCATCCAGATCCTCGGCAATGTTCCGTTTCCGATGGCCAGCACCAGCAAGATCGCCATCGTCGCGACCTTCCTGGAGGGTGTCGATCAGGGCCGCTTCAAGCTGACCGATCGGTTTCCGATGATGATGCCGACTCCCTCGCGCCGCTTCGCCGGCCAGGTCGCGCCGGTCCACCCCGGCGAGGTGCTGACCGCCCGACGCCTGATCGAGCTTGCGCTCACCCGTAGCGACAATCACGCTACCGATGGGCTACTGGCGGCGGTCGGCGGCCCCGGCGCGGTTAACCGCTGGCTGCAAGGCGCGGGCATCCGCAACTTCCGTATCGATCGCGACATCGCAACGCTGGTTCGCGACGATGGCGAATACGATCCGGCGGTCATGGTCGACATGCGCGACAGCGCCACGCCGTTGGCTATGGTGCAACTGTTGAGCGGCCTCTATCGCGGGCAATGGCTAAGCGCATCGAGCCGCGCCTTCCTCCTCGGCACGATGGAACATTGCGTCACCGGCAAGCGTCGCATTCCCGCGCAACTCCCCGATGACGCGCGCGTCGCGCACAAGACCGGCTCGCTCAACAACACGTCGAGCGACGTCGGCATCGTCCATCTGCCCGACGGCCGGGTGATTGCCATGGCGATCTATGTGACCGGGCAAGGAGGCCGCCCGGCGCGGGAAGCGCGCATCGCGACCATTGCCCGCACGATCTACGACGGCTATCTGTCGCGCCCCGCAAGCAGCCGACGAACCGCTGCCCGTTAGCCCACGGGATTCCCCCATAGGTCGATGTGGCGCAGGCGCCCGCGAGGGGAAATCCTTCGCAGGCCACCCCGGTTAATTCCAGGCCCGATTAATTCCAGGAAATTTCGGCCTATTTACTAAGATCAGGCCACGTTGAAGGGCGGGACGCCCAGCGTCCGCCCCGGTCTGATCAACGTCGCGAAAGCCCGTCATCGGACATATGCACGGCGGCGACCGGCACAGCCAATTTGGCGCCATGCTCCATGATAATGGCGGCAATCTTCAGCAGCAAATCTTGCTTGACGCGCATGTAATCCGTGTAATTGGTGACTGCCGTGGACGTATAGGCGTATAGATAAAGTTTAAGAGAATATTCGCCGTAGCTGTCGAACCTGAATACGAGATAATCCCCCATTTCAGGATGTTCTTCCAGCATATGATTGACGTCAGCGACGATAGATTCGACCTTATCTATATCCTCCAGACGCACATACACATATTCTGAGACCTGCCGGAACTCCATGCGCGAGTGGTTGACGATCGTTTCCGTGTTGAATTTGGCATTGGGAACGTAAAACGGCTTGCCGTTCCAATCGAGGATGCGCGTCGCGCGCCAGCCGATATGCTGGACCTCACCCGCCTGCCAACCAATATATCCGCCCGTCGAAGGCGTCCCTGGAAAGACAATGTGATCGCCGACATTGAACGGGCGACTGGCATAGATCGTCGCGCCACCCAGAAGGTTCGCGACCAAACCCTGGGCGGCGAAGCCCAAGGCAATGCCGGCGACGCCCCCGAAGGCGAGCAGACTGGTGATGGAAAAGCCGAGCGTCTGCATCATCACGAGTGCGGCAACGACCACGATCGCGGCCGTAACTGACTTTCCGATCGCATCGGCGGCCGTTTCATCGAAATCCCGTCCCTCGGTCTGCGCATGGCTGCGCAGATTCCTCGATATCTGGCTCACCAGACGGATCAGGAACCAGGCGACTATGCCGATTGCGGCCACATCGCGGACCGGAGGAAATATCCTCGCGAGCAGGGGCATCCGACCATCGATCGTCAGAACGCTCGCGGCAACGCTGAAACCGATGATCCACACCACACATTGAAGCGGTGCGTTCAACGCTCCCAGAATGGCGTCGCGCCAGGCGTGTCCGCCATTACGAGGTCGATTGTAGCGCTTACGCAGAACCAGATGAATGACAAGGGTCGCGATCAGCGCGCCGAGCGCGATAAAGGCGAGGTAAGCCAAATTCTGCCAGTGGTTATAAAAATCGATAACTGCGGTCTTCGAAAAATCCAAACCTCGTGGCTCCTTCATTCCATTGATGATCCGGATCAGTCATTGTTCGTGCCAATGCTTTTGTCGGGGGCGATGCAGCCATCAGCATCGCCCAACCGTTTCCGGATCATATCTCTTAAGGGGGTGAGCCATTGAATCATAAGTTGAATTCGGTCGTCAACCGTTTGTCGTGAAAGATTCGACTCGATCAGGACAGGCCACGCCCTCGCCATCGCTTCCAGATGCGGCCAAAATCCGGCGGCATTGCTCGCGGTTCTCAACCGATATGATTGTGCAAACACGAAAAACCCCTGCGACCGAAGTCGAGGGGGCGTTGTAAATCCGGATGGTTGCGGGGGTAGGATTTAGTCATTGGACGACAATTCCGATCGCCGCCTAGCACCACATCCGTTATCCCGTCCGCGTGTCTCGCGATCACAAGCCCGCATCTTTCTGGCTCCGGCTCGAAGCGGCCATCATCCTGGTGCTAATGATCGTCGCGCCCCTTAGCCAGTGCGCCCAGCCTTAGCGCTCTCCCGATAGTTCTATGACCTCGGCCGCGTTCGCACGTGCGTGTGCGCATGCGCGCTTAGGCCCTCCATTTTCAGGGGACCGGGTATGTTGCGGAAACACCTAACATTTCTAACATTGGCGGATTTCTGCGGGTTTCCGGCCTAATATTTTTCTAACATCGGTCTTACCAAGTTAGAGACATAAGACCTAATATCTTGGTTATAAAAAACATCGTATTTTCAATGAGGTAAGATTCCGCCCCTGGACATATTAGACGAGGTAAGACCACTGCCCTTACCTATGTTTCCTCGAAAATTCATAAGGTTACACATCAGTTTTTGGCGAGGTTAGAAATATTAGACGTTTCCCAGCCCCTCCCCCCTCCTGGGCTGGAAAACCCGGCCGAATTCCGCGCCTGTCACGTCCCGCATCAGTCCGCATCCGCACCGCTGATCGCCCCCGACCCCGGCACGCCACAGAGCAAGCCGAACTCGGGGCGCATCGCAGCCGGCCAAACTGCACAAAAATTAGGCAAAGAGGCCGAAGGCGAGGCGTGGGGGCGAGCGCGGCGCGCGGGGTGGCGGCGCTGCTCAATTGCAACGGTTCAGGTTCGGGGGTCAGATGATGAACGGATGATAGCTGCCGGCACCTCGGCCTTGCCATTTGTTCCTTCTATGTTCCAATTGGGGGATGGTGCGGCAGCGATTCGACACGGATGCTCTGATCTTCAAGGCGCTGCTGGCGCTGGAGGATGCCAAGGAGCGCGGCCGCGAAGCGCCGCTGCCGCGCAGCTACGCGCTGCGGTTCACGCTCGCGTTCCTCTACGCACATTCGGATGGGACGCGCTGGCCCTTCGATCAGTTCTGGCGGTCGGTGACCCACCTCCCCCCATCGCCCGACCGGCTTCCGCCGGCGGTCGCGGGCATTGGCCGACATGCGGGTGCCTATGGTGCGCTCAACGGAATCTACATCGCGCTCGGAATCGAGCGGACGCGCGAACTGCAGTTTGCGATGGAGCGGAAGGTCGGCCATGCCGACCTCAGCAAGACGGGCTGAGGCCGGCACGGGACAATCATTGATCTACGTCAAAGCCGGGGGGCGTCAGTGCGAACGCGACATCAGGCAAAGGCTCGATGCGATCCGCTACGCCATCGACGCGGCGGAATGCGACGAGTTGATCGTAGGTCTTGAGCTTTACGAGATGAGGCTCAAGCGCGATCTGGATCGCATGGCCTGCCACTAAGACAGCGCGCCCGCATCAATTGGTGATGATCAACTCGCCGGCGGTTTTGGCCTTGCCGGTCCCGGCAAGTGTGTAGCGCACCTCCGCTTCGCGGAAGGTGAAGCCGGCGAAGATCCTGCGCACCTCGGGGTGATCGTTGAGCGAGAGGATGAAGCGCCCCTCGACGGCGCGGAGCTGCTCGGCCATGGCCTCGAACTCGCTCCGCTCAAACATCCCATCGCCATAGTCACGCTCGCAGCCGAAATAGGGCGGGTCGAGATAGAACAGCGTCCCCGGCCGGTCGTACCGCCGGATGAAATCCGACCAGGGCAGGCGCTCGACTGTCACGCGGGCCATGCGCTCGTGAATGGCTTCAAGCATCGGCCCCAACTTCGTCACATCGAAGCGCGCCGGGTTGAGCGGGGTCGCCCCGAAATTGCGCCCCCTCACCTTCCCGCCGAAGGCCAGGCGCTGCAGGTAGAGGAAGCGCGCCGATCGCTCCAGATCGGTCAGCGAGCGCGGATTGAGGGCGGCCAGCTTCTCGAAGCCGGCGCGGCTGCTCACCTGAAACCGGATCATGTCGAGGAAGGCGACGTAGTGCCGTTGCAGCACCCGGAAGAACGTCGAGACGTCCTCCGACCAATCGTTGATGACCTCGGCCGGCGGGCGGTGATCGCGGCGGAAAAACACACCGCCCATCCCCACGAAAACCTCCGCATAGGTCCGGTGCGGCGTCTCATTGATCAGGCGGACCAGGCGCTTCGCGAGGTTCTTTTTGCCTCCGATATAGGGCGCCACCGGCCGCACGGGATCGACCGGCTCCAGCGCGCTCGCCTCGCAGGTCTGAAGATTCGACAGCATCAAGATTGTTCCTTATTCGTTCCCCCGCCGAGTCGGCAGGCGGGATGGTCCACGGCGGGACCGAGTGGGACATGACGAGGCACAATCGTCGGCACGGGCGCTGCAACGCCCGGCCCCCGCCTTTTCGCCGGCGGGGCGGGCGCTACTTCGCCGGAGAGGCCGCGCCGGGCGGCATCATCGGTTCGTAGTCGCGGTAGGCCACCACCGGCAGGCCGGCGTGATCGTTGATCTCCATCATCTTGGCCATGATCGGCGTCGCCTCATTGGCGAAGAAGACGTCATTGGCGGTGCGGATGTCGCCGAAGCCACCGTTGTTCTGCGGGACGATCCCCAGCAGCTGGGGTGGCGTCCGGTGGGCGGCCAGGATGTCGTCGCGGGAGACGTTCTTGATCCCCTGGAACTCATCCTTCGCGGCCACCTCCGAGATCGGCAGAATCTGCACGCTTTCCTTCTTGCCGTTGGGCAGGTGCAGGAAGATGTTCTTGAAGTTGTTGCGACCCTTGGCCTGTTTCAGGCGCTCCTTGATCGCCGTCGCATCCTTGTCGGACATGGTCGAATCGGTCACGAGGAAGACAAAGCCCGCGTGACCGCCATTGATGAAATAGCGCCGCCGGAACAGCGTGGCGCTTTCGTTCAGCAGCCCCGAGTTGAGCGCGCTCAGCCACCCCGGCAGGCCATAGATTTCCTGCTCCACGTCCGGCTCCTGGACATGGCAGATGCTACCTCGCTTGAACTCATGCATTCCGCTCGCCCCGATGCTGATGCCGGTCGGGTCGGGCTGAACCCAGAAGTAGCGCCCCGCTTCCACACCCACGCGGGTGTGAAGCGCCGGCGAATGCGCATAGCGCAGCAGCCGGCCGCCAAGGTTCGGGACCGCCTCCGCGAAGAAATTGCCCATTTGCAGGTAATCGAGCACGAGCCGCTCATGGGTGCGTGCATCCATCCAGCGCGACGGCACGAAATGGCGGCGGAGCATGTTGACCTTCAGCCGGATCGCGCTTTCGTGGTGCGGCGCCATCCGAAACGACTTCGCGAGGGCGCGAAACGGAACCGGCGGCTCGTACCAGTCGCCATTGCGCCACAGGCCCTCGAAATAGCCCCAGGCCGAGCGGCCATCGATCACGCTGACGTCATCGCCGAAGCTGAACGTCTCGATCGTCACCCCGGCATCGATCGCCGCCGGCAGGTTGGCCTGTTCGCTCATTCGAAAAACTCCACGCTGGATTGCCGCTGGCCCGCCTCGCTGGCGTCCAGAGGTTCGTTGATCAGGGCGTGCATGACGGCCCAGGCGATGTCCGCGTGGCCGATCTCGCCATCGCGGCGCGACACATAGGTGAGTTGCTTGCCGCTCGCGGTGAGGCTGGGCCGGATCGCCATGAATGCGTCGCGTACGTCGCCGAACTCCACCGGGATCTGGAAGCGGCGCTCGCGCAGCAGGTTCTGCGCCTTCATCACCATGTGCGCCTTGCCGGTGACCGAGTAGCTGACCTTGCGGGCCATCGGGAACCACTTCACCACGAGCTGGAAGACGGCCGAGCCGAAGGCGCTGTCCTCGATCGCGATGTCTTCGACGTTGTAGCGCTGGGCGATCCGCTTGATCTGGCGATCCTGCCCTGCATAGTCCTGGCCGGAAATCCGCACCTTTTCGAGCAGGCGGAACTTGCCGCCCGGCTTGTCGGGCGGGGCGATGACGGCGAGCTGCGCATCGTCGCGGCCGGCGTCGTTGGGATCGTAGCCGAGCCAGACCGGCTTGTTGCCGAAGGGCCGAGGCTCGGCCGGCTTGAAATCGGTCCATTTGTAGAAGGCATCGACCATCGACGGCTGCAGCAGCGACCAGGGGAAGGCCGACTGCGCGTCGTCGATGAACATGCACAGAAACTTGTTCGCGAATTCATCGACCGAATAGCGCTGCTGCAGCTTCGGCCGGTCGAACAGGTCGAAGCCCTTGGCCTCGGCATCGTCGATCGTGACGATCTGGCGCCAGATCCCGTCCGCCCCGACCGCGCCATCCTTCAACGCCTCGTGGCTGGTGTCGAACTTGCGCTGATCGCCCTTCGCCCGCCCCCGGTTCCATTCCTCGCCGGTCCACTTCGCATAGGCGCCGTGGCTGACCGTTGACGGCGTCGAAAAATAAGTGAGCCGATAGAACTTCTGCGACGCCATGGCCGAGGCGACGGCCTCGAATTGCTGAAAACCGGGGAGCCAGAAGGATTCGTCCAGATAGACGTCGCCGTGATAGCTCTGCGCGGTGCGGAAGTTGGTCGCGAGGAAGTAGAAATGAACCGGGGGCAGGACGTTGCCCTCTTCGTCCTGCCGGTTGATGACCAGGGGATTGCCCTTCAACTCGACGCCGGTGGCCTCGAATACGAAGTCGATGATGTAGGACCGGAAGACCTCCGCCTGGTTCTTCGATGCGGAGAGGAAAATCTGGTTGTTGCCAGTGTCCATGCCGCGCATGAATGCTTCGCGCGCGAAATAGAAGGTCGCGCCGATCTGGCGCGATTTCAGGATGAAGCGGAAGACCTGTTCGGACGCCTCCCACCATTCGCGCTGGTGGCCGAACAGGTTGGCTTCGAACAACTCGCGGCACTTCTCGATGTCCTCGAAGGTCAGCGCGTTCTTGCGGCGTGAGCGCTTGATCTTCGCCTCGGGCGAGTTGCGGTTGCGGATCTTCGGATTGAGATCGGCCTCGTTGCCCCCCTCGGTGTAGCGCTGGATGCGGGCGAGCCGTTCGGCCTGGCGGCCGAGCAGGTCGATTTCCTTGAAGTCGGTCCCGCTCTTGGACTCCTTCGCGACCAGCGTGGCGAAGCGGGCCTCCACCGCATCGCCCATCTTCACATGGCTGGGGGCATCGTCCCATTTCTGGCGGCGCTTCCAGCTCGCCACGGTCACCGGATTGAGGCCCAGCTCCGCCGCGATCTGCTGGATCGACCAGCCCCGCCAGTAGAGCGAGCGCGCCGCGCGGCGCGCCTCGAAGGGCACGGGCGGCGAGACGGCGCCGGGGTCGATCGCGGGCGGGGTGGCCATGCATTGCGAATGTCACAGCCGCCGCGCCGCCGGATGGCCCGCCCTCCGTTGCCGCGCCGGTAACGGCGCGCGCGCCTTGTCAGAAGGCCGGTCGATGGGGCGTTTCGGGGACAACACCGCACCGCCTTCTGCCCCGGAGACCCCGATGAAGACCAAGCCGCTTCTGCTCGCCACCGCCGGCTCGACCGTCGACGGCCGCACGATCGACGACAAGATGCTGGATGAAATGGCCAGCAGCTACGATCCCAAGACCTACGGCGCGCGGCTCAACATCGAGCACATCCGGGGAATTTCGGGCGACAAGCCCTTCCGCGCCTACGGCGACGTGCTGGAACTCTCGGTCGGGGAGACCGAGGTGAACTTCAACGGCAAGACCGAGAAGCGCAAGGCGCTGTTCGGCGTCTTCGACGTGACCGACGACGCCAAGGCGCTCAACGACGCCAAGCAGAAGGTCTATCCGTCGATCGAGATCGAGCCGAACTTCGCCGGCAAGGGCTTCGCCTATCTGATGGGCTGCGCGCTCACCGACAGCCCCGCCGCGATCGGCACCGAGCGCATGAAGTTCAACCGCGTGCAGCCCGGCATGATCCTGCTTACCGCTGATCAGTCCGGCATCGCCGCCGCCGCGATCGAGATGGCCGAGGAAGAGGGGCTGGCCGAGGAAGCTGCAGGCGCGATCAAGGGCCTCTTTACGAAGATCACCGAACTCATCAGCGGTGCCGCGCCCCAGCAGGAACCGAAGCCGAAGGTGGAGCAGAAGCCCGCCGGCACCTTCGATGTCGCCGCCTTCGCCACCGAATTCGGCAAGGTCGGGGACGTCATGGCCGGCGCGCTCGAAAAGCAGGGCGCGGCTTTCTCCGCCCAGATGGACAAGGTTCTTGGCCGGATCTCCGCGCTCGAAAAGCAGATCGATACCACCGCCGATCCGAACCATCTCAGCCGCCCGCCGGCCAATGGCAACGGCGGCCAGGGTTATTCGGACGCTGACATCTTCTGAGCCGCCCCAACCCGCGAACCACCCGGAATACCGCGCCGAGCCTGACCACAAGGAAAACGTAAATGGCCCGCCAGATCTACACGCCGAATCCCGCCACCCGCCAGATCGTGAACCAGCTCATGTCGCGCATCGCGCGGGTGAACGGCGTCACCGATGTCCGCGAGCAGTTCGCCATCAGCCCCACCGCTGAACAGCACCTTGAGGCGAAGATGCAGGAGGAAGTCAGCTTCCTCGGTCGCATCAACGTCGCGCCGGTCAGCCAGCTCAAGGGCAATCTGCTGGGCCTGGGCGTCAATAGCCGCGTCGGCAGCCGCCGCTCCGCCGCCAACCTGCCCCGCGTGCCGCGCTACATCGGCGCGATGGATGGCCGCAGCTACGAGCTGGAGACCGAGTTGTTCGATACGATGATTCCGTGGAACATCCTCGATAGCTGGTCCGAGTTTCCGAACTTCGGCTCGCTCTACGCCGGCATGGTCGCGCGCGCGATCGGCCTCGATCGCATCTGCGTCGGCTTTCACGGCGTCGAGGCGGCCGACGACACCGATCTTGAGGACAACCCCAACCTCGAAGACTTCAACATCGGGTGGCTGCAGAAGCTGCGCGTCGAAAAGCCGGACCACGTCATGGGCCGCGTGGCCGCCGGCGACGGCACGGCGACCGGCGCCGCCGATCCGATCTACATCGGCGCCGATCAGACCTACAAGAATGTCGATGCGCTGGCCTATGACCTGATCGCCGGGATGCCGAGCTGGGCGCGGACCAGCACCGAACTTGTCGTCATCGTCGGGCAGGACCTGGTCGACGACAAGTATTTCCCGATGATCAACCGGCCGCTCAGCAGCACGGTTGACGGCAACAAGACCACCAGCGACGAAGCGGTGCGCGACATCGTGATGTCGCAAAAGCAGATCGGTGGCCGCCCCGCCGCGATCGTGCCGTTCTTCCCCGAAGGCACGATCGCGATCACGCCGCTCAAGAACCTGTCGATCTACTGGCAGAAGGGCGCGCGCCGGCGCTTTATCCGCGAAGAGCCGGAGTACATGCGCGGCATGGTCGACTATCAGTCGTCGAACGAAGCCTATGTGATCGAGAGCACCGATCACATGGTCATGGCCGAGAGCATCACCTTCGGCGCTCCGCCCGAAGATCCCGAACCCTGAGATACCCGAGGGGCTTTGACGGGGGACGCTGCCGGGACCGGCGGCCAGCTCCGAGCCTAGCGAACCGGAGGGGGAGGTCCCGCGCCCCCTCCACCATCTCCCAAACCGCAGGAGCCGACCATGGCGCTCACCCCTTTTCGCAAACACCAGCTTAGCACGCGGGCGCATCTGGCCGCGCTGGCGGCGGGCGTTGCGCTGGCCGCCGGCGTTGCCCCGGCGATGCCCGAGGACGGCGCGGCGGCTTCCGAATATCAGGGCCTGCTCGCGCAGCTTCACGAGGACATGCGCGCGCTGCATGGCATCCAGTCCACCGATGCCAAGGTCGCGAAGAAGCGCGAGCTGATCGGCAAATATCTCGATTGGTGCAACGGCGCGCTCGACGTCCCCGAGGGCAACGCCGCGCCGCAGGATGAGATCGTCGTCACGGTGCTGATCTGGGCGCTCGACATCCGCGACTGGCCGCTGGCGCTCGACCTCTACGATCACGTCGCGGCCCACGCGCTGCAGCTCCCCGAACGCTTCCACCGTTCGCCCCGCGCGCTGCTGTGGAGCGAGTTGGCCGATGCCGCGATCAATGACCCCGGCTCGGTCCCGCATGACGTCCTGCTGCGCGCACAGCCCGGCCCTGACCCGGTCGAAGATGTCAAGGATCAGACCATCGCCCGCATGTTCCGCGCCATCGGCGAGAGCTGGGCGCGGCAGGCCGAGGACTTCAATCCGAATGCCGACAGCGCGCCCGCCGGCGGCAAGGCCATGCTGGTCGACGCCGCGCTGAGCGCACTGCGCGAGGCCATGCGCGTGGATGCCAAGGTAGGCGTCAAAAAGCAGGTCGAGCAGCTTGAGCGCGAGGCGAAGAAGCTGGCCCCGCCCGACACCGAACAGACCGACCCCGAACAGAATTGAGAGCCGCCCCACGGCGCCGGGGGGGCGGTGAAGCGGCAGCGGGGAAATCCTCTCCCTCGCCCGCCGCTGATCCCCACCCCCCCGAAACCGCCGAAGGAAGAAAACGATGACCGATCTGATCGCCACCCCGCCAGCCCCGGCCTCGCCCGCCGGCAGCAAGGTGACAACTGGCGCGTGGTGGCCGGACATCGACGTCCAGAAGGTCCGCGACAGCGTCAACCTCGGCGGGACCACCATCCATCACGATCGGCTCGTTGCCGCCATCGCCTTCGGCGTGGTGGAGGTGACCAACGAACTCTCCGCCTGGCAGATCATGCAGGCCGGCGCCGGCAAGGAAAGCCTCGCCGAAGTCGATCCCGACCGTACCGTCAACGGCGAACCCGAGCTGGTGGTTCTGTTCCTGCGCGCCGTGTCGATGCACGCGGCCGCCGAACTGGCCGACCGCAACCAGGACCTCACCGCCACCCGCGACGGCACCGATCGGGCCGAGGCGCGCGCGGCCATGGCCGATGATTTCCGCCGCTCCGCCGTCCGCGCCATCCGCGCGATCACCGGCGCGACCGGGACGATGGTGGATCTGGTATGAGCGCGCCGCTCTGCAAGGATTGCCGCTATTTCACCGTGTGGACCAACAGGTGCCAGCGCCCTGTCGCCGTCCGCTCCACGCTCGTGCATGGCGATGAATGGGTGATGCTCGACGCGAACGCCTATCGCGAGCGTTCGCGAGAACGCACGCTGTTCGGCCGCGAATGCTGCGGTCCTTCGGCACGCTTCTTTGAGCAAAAATTGCCCCCTCCCAAGATGAGGCCCATCTGATGACCGCCGCTGGCGAAACCGTGATCAGCCGCGAGGGCGACACGCTGGACCTCGTGCTCTGGCGCAACCGGGGCCGCACCGCCGCGCTCACCGAGCAGGCGCTGGATCTGAACCCCGGCCTGGCCGCGCGCGGGCCGGTGCTGCCCGCTGGCGTCGCCATCGTCCTGCCCGCCGCCACCGCGCCCGCCTCCGTCCGCGAAACCGTGAAACTGTGGGGATGAGCGCGTGAGCCTGGCATCCGACATCATCGCCGCCGTTGTCCCCACGCTCACGGTGCTGGGCGGGGCCGGCGCGTTTGTCTGGAACAAGCTGGAGAAGCGCTTCGGACGCATCGAGCAGGAACTCGACAACTGCCACCAGCGCGAGCGCCGCGCGCAGCAGCAGCACGCGGTGCATATCGCCGTCATCGAACTGATGTGGCGCGAAATCGAGCGCTTCGGCGAGGCCTCCGCCCCGACGCTACGCCGGGTGAAGAAGCTGCTCGACGACATGAAGGCGCTGAGCCGCCAGGACGGTGACACATGACCGCACTGCGCAAAGAGCTGTTCGATCTGGTTCGCCCCTGGCTCGACACGCGGGGCTGGACGCCCGATCGGATCGCCGCCACCGACGCTTTCTGCGACCGCGCCGGCCTGCCGGCGAATGAGAACCCGGCACCCGCCGCACCGCCTCAGCCTACCGGCCTGGGCGATCCACAGGCGTTCTTCGACTTCCTCCGTGCGGACAAGCTGCTTGGCCCGGTGCTGACCGCCAGCGAGGTCTCCGGCTGCAACGCGATCGTCGCCGCGTGCGGCGCGCAGGGATGGCCGATCGCCGATACCGCTTACGCGCTCGCGACCGCCTATCACGAGACGTCAGGCACGATGCAGCCGATCCACGAATATGGCGGCGACGCCTATTTCCGGCGCATGTACGACATCGAAGGCGCGCGGCCCGAGAAGGCGCGCGAGCTGGGCAACCTCTTCGCCGGAGATGGCATTCGCTACGCCGGCCGTGGCTATGTCCAGCTCACCGGCCGGAAGAACTACGCGAAGGCGGCGGCCGCGCTGGGCGTGCCGCTGGAAGAAAGCCCCGATCTGGCTCTGCAGCCAGACATCGCCGCCGCCATCATGGTTCGCGGGATGCGCGAGGGATGGTTCACCGCCCGCGACCTCGACGATGATCTGCCGCGCCAGGGCAAGGCGACGCTGGCGCAGTTCGTCGCCTCGCGGGACATCATCAATGGCCGCGACAAGGCAGACAAGATCGCGGGCGAAGCCATCACCTTTCAGGATGCGCTGGCGCGAGGGGGCTGGGCATGAGCGGGTGGCCGCCGAAGGACTGGCGCGCGCTGCTCGCGCTGCTCGGCTCGATCGGCGGCGCGGCGATGCTGACGGCGCTGGTCTGGTGGGGTTGCTGGATGCTGATGCCGGCGAGCGACGTCTGGACCACCGGCACCGAGGCCCAGCGCGCGGAGACCATTCGCTGGGTGCTGTGGATCTGCTCCGGCACGATCTCGCTGGTCATCATCGGCCTGGGCTTCGCGGTCAATCGCCGCAGCTTCCGGGGCAAGCTCGGCCGCGACGGCGCCAGCTTCGGCTTCGAGGGCGGCGAGTATGACGATGACTATCCGCCGTCGCCCAAGCTCCCCGACCCCACCTTCGGAAAGGACGTTCCATGATCTTCGAATGGCTTGGCGTGAAATCGCTCTTTGGCCTCGCGCGGGGCTGGCTGTTGCTGGCCCTCGTGCTGGCGGTGGTCAGCCTGATCATCTGGGCCGGCGCGGCAGAGAAGGCCGACGATCAGCGCAATCAGGACATCGGCGCGGCCGTCCAGCGCGAGGGCGATCTGCGCGAGACCCTGCAACGAACGGAGGAAGCAAATGCGGCGCGTAGCGAAATTGGCGATGACCGGGGCACTGCTCGCTTTGACCAGTGCCTGCGCACCGCTCGCACCCCCGAAAACTGCCAGCGATTTCTGCCTGGCGGCGGCGCGGATCAGCGCTGAGCCGGCGCCGGCCGCCGGCGTCGATGATCCCGGCAACCGCTGGGACACCGATGACACGCTGCTGCAGGTCCTCGCCCACAACGAAGCCTTCGACCGGCTCTGCCAGAGGGGGAACCAATGAACAGCCTTACCGATCGTCCGTCCGCATGGGCCGCGATCACGCCCGCCGGCGCGGTGAACAGCGATCTCGCCGCAGTCCCGGCGGCCAGCGCCAACGGCACCGCGCTCGACAGCGCCCTGCCCCGGCCCGCCGGCGCGACCTCCGTCATCTTCGAGCTGGCGGCGGACGATGCGGTAACCTACGCGATCAAGGGCACCGCACCCGAGGCCGCGCCAGCGCCGACCGTCACCCGCTCCGGCGCAGAGTTCCGGCGCATCGAGCAGCCGCTTGGCCCCGATCGCATGATCTACATCACCGCGAAGGCCGGCGCGCCGCTGTTCATGTGGGCCTGACATGCGCTCGGCCATCCTGCTCGACGAGATGCGCGGCGGCCTGCTGCATGGCGCGGTCGCCGTAACCGCGCGGGTGAGGGACGGCGTAGCACCGCCGGTCGACGTAACTCCGCCGACGATCACCAGCGCCAACCCTTCGGGCAGCTACGCCGAGGGCGTGGCGATCGGCGGCACGCTGACGGCTGATGAGGCGGTGACATGGACCGTCTCCGGCGATGACGCGAACGCGGTGGAATTGGACGCTGACACTTGGACGCTCGAAGAGACGGACTACGAGACCAGGGCCGCCTACAGCTTCACCTTTCGGGCGACCGATGGCGCGGGCAATCATGCCGATCAGGTCGTTGCGATCGCGATCAGCGACGTCGCGGAGCAGCCCATCCCTCAATATGGCCGCACGCCAAACTACGACGCCGGAACCGATGGTGATTGGTTCGTTGCGCCGGATGGCTCGGATGACAATGCGGGCACTTCGGCGGCCGCTCCCTTTGCCACGCTCGGCAAGGCCTACTCGCTGGCCCAGGATGGAGATACTATCCGCCTGCGCGCTGGCACCTATCGGGAGCAGCTCGACCAGGCCAAGCGGCTGACCATCGCCGGTTATGGGACGGGGCTGCCGGTCATCACCGGCGCGCATCAGGTGACGGGCTGGACGGCCTGCACCGGCGAGGACGCCGGGATCGTGGGCGACGCCTGGCCGAACGTCTACAAGGCCACAGTCAGCAAGAGCCTGTTCGATCCCACCGTCGATTATTACCACATGCTGATGCTGACCGAGGCCGGTCAGATGCTCGACCTCGCCCAGCGCCGGGCGGATACCTCCGATCTATTTGAGCAGACCGATGCGGCCACCGCCTACAGCAGCACGCGCGGCGATGATGTCCTGATGACCGTCGATGGCGATGGCGTGATCAGCAGCGTCTCGCATCCCAGCGTGCTGTCGGCCTATACCGATGCGCAGCTGGCCCGGGTCTACGTCATGGTCCACGCCGATCCCAACGTCCCGGCGGTGCTCAAGGCGACCGGGGCAGCGGGCGGTATCATCAGCGTCGATGGGGCGTCCACCAATCCCCCGTCTCGGCCGCAGCACTATGCGAGCACGCCCGAATACACCTATGCACTGCTCAACATCCTGCCCGCGATCGGGGAGGGCCAGTGGGGCTTTGTCGACAACGGCGAGACGCTCGACCTCTATGTCTGGCCGCTCGATGCCGGGCATGTCGCCGATGGCATCGAGATCGCGGCCAGGGCCTATGTGCTGGCGCTGTCCCCGGCGGCGGCCGGGAGCGTCTATCGCAACCTGCAGCTTGAGATGTGCGCCGACAGTGCGGGAGGGCCGACCGGGATCATAAAGACCTCGCTCGCCGTCGACGATCTCGACATCGAGCAGTGCGTCATCCGCCGCTACAGTTCGCGCGAGCGCGGTCAGGCGATCTATTTCATCAACTGCGACAATTTCAACTTCCGCCACAACGAAATCCGCGACGCGCAGAATACCTTCGGCCTGTGCCTCAGCGGCACGGTGGGCGACAATTGGGGCAATGGCGCGGTACTTGAGCACAATCTTGTCGAGCATACATCGCAGACCGGCTTCCGCATCTTCGGCCAGCGCACTATCGCCGTGCGGTTCAACCGCTTTTCCTACACCGGCAAGGGCGCGCATTCGAACAAGATCAACTTCTATTTGGGCTGTGACGTCATCCTGCTGCAGGGCAATGTCTGGGAGCATTGCGAGGGCTACATCACGCTGCAGGACAGCTCGCGACTGCTGGTGCTCAACAACATCGCGCCGGGCAGTCCGGCCGATGGCCGCGCCTTTGTCGACCAGACCCGCGCGACCTTCCCGCCCACAGATCCGTCGAACAATTATCTGATCGGCAATCTCTGCCCGGCCGAGCCCGGCGGCCAGGTTGGCGGCCCGGCCATCCGGGCGTACAAGCAGCAAACGCCGCCGGTCGATCCTGATCCAAACTGGGGCATCTACAACAATGTCGCGCACGGCATAGCGTCCATGCCCGACCAGCTCATCGGCCGCGAGAATAACGTGCTGACGCTGGGCGAGGCTGACGGGGCGGGCGAAGTCGTCGCGGCCGAGGTGGACATCTATTACGACGGTGCGGCCGGCAACTGGCAGACCATCCCCGGTTCGCCGCTGCTCGATATGGCGGGCAAGGATGTATCCGCGGTCGTCGCGGAGTGGGAGGGCTATTTCCCGGCGCTCGACCTCCGCCGTGATGTGCTGGGCAATGCCTGGGACCCCGCCGCGTCTGGCGTGGGGCCCTACGCCCTCGGCGCATGGCCGGTGCAGGCCGACACCACCGCCCCCACTCTCTCTGACCTGTCGGCCAGCATCTCCGGGGCGACGGCCTCCTGCTCTGTCAGCACCGATGAGATGGGCGGCACGCTCTACTGGCAACTCCTCGTCGCCGGGGGCGATGCTCCCAGCGCGGCGGCGATCAAGGCCGATCCCACAGGCAGCCAGGCGGTGGGCGCCGCCGCTGGCGTCAAATCGTTTGGCGTGGCGGGCACGGTGGGCGAGGCCTACGACCTCTATGTCACGCACGAGGATCGCCATGGCAACCTCGCCGAGCCAGTCGGCATCCTGCTCGAATTCGCTGCCTACGCGCCGCTTTGGGTGCCATTCGACGGCACCAAATATCTCCGCAAGGATAGCGCGATCCCAGGCGCTCAAGCGAAGACGCAGACCCTTCTGGCCGCCGTCACCCATAAACATTCGTCCGGGGTCCAGCAGAACGCGGTCAATGCGGGCATCCTCTCACTGCCGTCGCCGTCCACTCGCGCGCAACAGATCGACTCCATGGGCGGCAATCGCCTCCGTATGATCATAAAGGAGTCTGGAGGTGCCATCGGGAATATCCTCGACGGCTTCGTCCCTGCACAGACCACGAGCGCCGATGTAGAGTTCTTGACGCTGTTCGCCGGGTTTAATGACGGCGCGAACTTCCGGCTGCGGGTGAAATCGATCCGGCTCTCGGATGGCCTGGTGATAGATGGTGCTGACAAGACGACAGCAGTGACCAATTATGCCTCATTTGCGGACTTCACCCGGTGCGACCTGCTCAAGGCACCGGGCGCATACGAACGCGTCATGCTGTGGGACAATGCCACGGCGGACATCGCCGATGAGGCTGTGCGCGACCTGTTTTTCGACCACGCGGCCGGAGAGCTGGTTGACCCCGCCATCGCCGTCGCCGCGATCGGCACGCCGTTGATCAATCTCTACGGCGCGCGGCTGACCAGTGGATCGAACGCCGGCAGCGGCGGGCCCTGGGAGTACCGCTGATGCTGAAACCCAACAGCCTGCGCGACCGCCTGGCCACCGCCTTCCCCTCGGACTTCGGTCACGACAGCCAGCGCCTCGCGATGTGGATCGAGGAAGGGCACGTCCGCTGTCATGCCGGGCCGGACAATCTGAATTATACGGTCGAATACAAGCTCTCGATCAGCATCACCGGATGGCGGGGGCAATCGGCGCTGCTCTGGATCTACGTCATCGACTGGCTGCGCGTGCAGCAACCCGATCTGTTGACCTCGGCCAGGAGCGCGGAGGCGATCCCCTTCGAGGTCGACATCATCGACAAGAAAACCGTCGATATCGGCTTCGACCTGCAGCTTACCGAGCCGGTGCTGGTCACCCGTCGCGAGGACGGCGGCTTTGACATGCGGGTGGTGCCCGAGCCTGATCCCGTCTTTCCCGACGCCGGCCCGCTGCTCCCCGATGGCCCGGCGCTCAAGTCGATCTGGGTCGACGGCCGCCAGCTCGTGCCCGAAGATTTCACCGCCTGATGGCCAGCGGCGACGATTTCGACGCCATCGAGCCGTTCCTCCGTCCGCTCATGGATCAGGTCGAGCCGCGCCAGCGCAAACGTCTGATCGAGAAGCTGATGCGCCTCGCCCGCCGCGCCAACGCCAAGCGGATGACGGCCAACGTGCAGCCCGATGGCAGCGCCATGGCTCCGCGCAAACCGCGCGACACCACCAAGCGCGGGCGCAAGGCGAAGATGTTCAAGCGCATCGGCAAGGCGGCCAGCCTGAAGGTCCGCGCCACCCCCGACGAAGGCGAACTGCGCTTCGTCAACCCGCTGGTCGAGCACACCGCCGCTGAGCATCATTTCGGCCTGGAAGGCTTCGTCGGAAAAACCCGCAAGGGCCGCGTCATCCGTACCAAGTACCAGGCGCGCCAACTCCTGGGCTTCGGCGAAGAGAAGGACGAATTTCTGGACGAGGCGCTCCGCCATCTGGAGCGCCGTTAGCACCGCCGCAACGGCGCGGCCCGCTGGCCATCGCGCGCGGGGCTGATCATCGCTTGGCCCCATGTCAGCGGCCAGCAATCCGACCATCGACCTGTCGCGCCTGCCCGCGCCGCAAGTGATCGCGCCGCTCGACTTCGAGACTATCCGTGCCGCGCTGATCGCTGATTTCCAGATTCGTTGGCCCGACTTCGACACGCTACTGGAATCCGACCCGGCGGTGAAGCTGCTGGAAGTCGCCGCCTATCGCGAACTCAACCTGCGCGGCGCGATGAACGACGCCGCGCGCGCGACCATGCTGGCCTTTGCCGGCGGTTCGGACCTTGAAGCGATCGGGGCGCGCTTTGGCGTGGCGCGCCTGGTCATCGCCCCCGCGACCGAAACCGCGCCGGCGGTGATGGAACCCGACGCGGATCTGCGCCGCCGTATCCAGCTCGCCTCGGAGCGCTTGCCGTGGGCCGGGATGACAGCTGGCGGCTATATCTTTCGCGCGCTCACCGCCGCGCCGGAGCTGAAGGACGCGGCGCTAATCAAGCGCGGCGCGGGCAAGATCGACGTGGTGCTGCTCGGCCGCGACGGCGACGGCACGGTTGACGATCCTACCGTGGCGGCCGTGTATTCGGCGCTGGCCGAGGATGACGCCGCCCAGCTCACCGATGTCGTCACGGTGCGCGCCGCGACGATCGTGCCTTACAGCCCGGAGATCCGCCTGCGCATCCGGCGCGGACCGGACCCGGCGCTGGTTCGCGCGTCGGCCGAGGCGGCGGTCCGCGCCTACGCGGCCGATCGCCACAAGGTCGGCCTGATCGCCTACGCGCAGCAGCTTGAGGCGGCCGCGAGCGTGGGCGGGGTCGAGCAGGCGATCGTCGACATCGCCGATGTCGATCCCGGCGCCGGCGGCGCGGCCTGGCTCGACACGCTGACGATCACCACCGAGATCATCGGATGAGCGCACCGGCCAGCCTGCTCCCGCCCAATGCGCTGCCCTTCGAACGCGCGATCGAGGCGACGATGGCCCCGCGCTTCGCCGCGCTCGACGCCAGCGTCATCACCTCGGCCTGGGACCCCGATCGTTGTCCGGTCGATGACCTGCCGTTTCTGGCTTGGCAATTCGGTCTCGACCTGTGGGACGATGGCTGGCCCGAGACGCGCAAGCGCGAGGCGGTGCGCAAGGCGCTGTGGCTCCATTCGCTCAAGACGACGCCGGCGGGCATCAAGGCCCATGTCGCGCTGACCGGCGCGGAGGTCCTCAAGATCACGCGCCCCCCGGCGCGCGGCTTCCTGCGCGCCGCGATGGACGATGCGCAGCGCGCCGCTTGGCTCGATGGCCTGCCGCAGATCCGCATCTATCCGTTTTATCACCGCGCCACGGTGCGGGCGCGCCAGTCCTTTTCGTCCGACCCCGGCGGGATGCGCTTCCACGGCCCCGCCGCGCGCTCGCATCTGCTCTCGACCCGCGCGCTCAAGCTCTACGGCCGGCGGGCGACGATGTTCGATCGCGGGATCGAAACCGAGATCACGCTGTCCGACGCGCTCGACGGTTCGGCCGAGCGCGTGTTCATCACCCGCAAGGCTCCGGCGGCGCACGCCTTCCACGGCCGGGGGGCGCTCGGCAGCACCTTCCTGACCGCCAGCGCGACCGCGCGCCTGGTCATCACGCTGCGCGCCAGCGACAGCGCGCAGAGCTTCGCGATCGACATCGGCTCCGAGCTGGTCGACGTCCGGCCCCAGCGCATTGCCCAGCGCCGCGTCGCGCCGGCGTCGCGCAGCTTCTTCGGCCGGCACGGCGGCTTCCTGCGCACGAGCTTCGGGCCGATCCTGATCTACGATCGCTTCTGCCTGCTCGATCCATCGCGGATGGTCGCGCGGCGGCGGGTGCTGTCGTTCCATGGCCACGGCCGCTTCGGCATCCCGGCCTTCACCGCCGAACTGCGCATCGCCGTCCCGATGCTGCGCCGGCGCCCTCGGTCGGGCCGGTGGCACGGCAGCGGCTATCGCAAGGCCCCCAGCTTCGCGGCGCTCGACAAGGCGATCGAGGCGGTCACCGCGTCGAAGGCCGCGCGCGACACAATCCACATCGACACCACCACCCATCGCCGGGCGCAGTTCGGGCGCGGCCTGCGCTTCGGCGAGTTCACCTTCGGCGAAATTCGAAAGGCAGCCTGATGGAACGCAAGGTCATTTTCCGCGACGGGATGGACAACGATCCCGAGGACTACAACAACCTGCAGGCCTTCGCGGGGCAGTCGCTCGATCACCTCGTTGGCGACGCGGTCAGCGCCGATCGGAAGTACGCGGGCTTCGCCTCGGCCGCCAGCGGCGTCACCACGCTGACCGTGCAGCCCGGCCGGCTCTATTCGGGCGGCAAGGTCTATGACCGCGCGGCCGCCTTCGAGAAGGACCTGACCACCAGCCTGCCGGTGGCGACGCGCAAGATCGTGAGCGTCGTCGTGTGGGGCCAGGAAGCCGATGTCGACGCGCGTCCCCGCGAGTTCCTCATCAATGAGGAAACCGGCGCGAGCGAGCCGCAGGTGGTGGCGATGGAGCGCGCGCGTATCGCCAACATCAATGTCGTCGCCGGCGAGGAAAACGCGGACCCGGTCGCGCCGATCGTCGACGCCGGCGTCATCGTCGTGGCGCAGATCATGCTGACGCCGGCCGGCATCGAATCGGTGACCATGTCGGCCGCCAACGCGCTCGACAGCGTGCAGTCGGTAGCGCAGCGCGCCACCGTGCTCGAAGCGTTCCAGCGCCGGGCCGAACCGCAGATCGGCTCGCTCGCGTCGGATATTTCGTCGCTGGCCAAAGGCCAGGCCAACACCGTCCAGCAGAGCACCTTCGCCCGCGCGCTGACGCGCCTGGCGGTGATCGAGGAAAAGGCCGGCATCCCGGTCGATGCGGTTGATTCGAGCGCGGATTTTTTCCTGACCGAAGCCGGCAGCGATCCCGAGTTCGCGGGTTATGCGGCGCGGGTCGAGGACGGCCTGCGCTTTCCGATCGGCGCGTCGCAGACCAGCGAATTGCAGATTTTCGACGCGCTCAACCCGCGCGCGAAAGTGACGGGCGGCGTGCTGTTCCCGGCCTATAATCGTGCCCGGCGCATGGCCCTCACCCAGCGCACCGGCGAGGTGCAGATTTCCAGCTACACCTATGCGGCCTATGAGATGGTCCAGAAGACCGCGAGCCGCTTGCGCATCCGCTATGGCCCCATCCGCACCGTCAGCACGAGTTCGGCATGGTGGCAGTCGCTCCAGCCCGATGGGCTGGTGTTCAAGAAGGACGGGGAGAACTTCGAACTG